ATACATATAGTAAAGAGAATTTTAATTACGAAATTCATTCAGTAAGGATACCCGAATGCCATATATAGACGATAGTACAGAATATCAATTTGTTAAATTCAAAGACGGAAAGGAAGTATTTGCTATGGTGAGAGAAGTTTTTACTAATCAGCAATTAGAACTTCATTTTCCTATGAATATACAATTACAACCAGCTATGACTGGTGGTGTATTAGTACATCTAGGACCTTATATTCCATTTACTACAGAAGACAGTATTACAGTAGATTCAAATTCTGTTCTTTTTAGAACAAGTATTAGTAAAAAATTCATAAGTTTTTATGACGAAGCATGTAGTGCATGGCTCAACATAAGAGATAATGATAAGATTGATATCAAGTCAAGTAGACAAGTTTGGGAAGAACAAAAACAAGTAATGGAAGGATTAGTTAAAAAGAGATTTGCAAAAGGTGATCTAGATTTTCATGATGAAATAGACCATTTGTTAGATGAAATTGAAGAAGAACAACAAAGTATGTTAGGAAATACAGATGGTCCAAATAAAGATGATACGATACACTAATATAATATATTATCCTTTCCCAATATTACATATTTATTTTAACACAGAATCTTCAATCGGTCAAGCGAAAAATGAAAAAAGATGATAAATGGGAGATTTTGCTTGACAAATCCTAATTTTATGAGATAATATATACATGGCTAGAGAAAAAAGACAAACTAAAGCTTCAGTTCATTATGTAAACAATAAAGAGTTTACTGCAGCAATTATTGCACACAATGAAGCGTGTAAAATTGCAGTAGATAATGGTGAAGATAAACCGAGAGTATCGGAATACATTGGTGAATGTATTTATAAGATAGCCACAAGATTATCAACAAAACCTAATTTCATTAATTATTCATATAGAGATGAAATGATTTGTGATGGAATTGAAAACACTTTACAATACATTAATAATTTTAATGGTGAAAAATCACAGAACGCATTCGCGTATGTGACACAAATAATTTACTTTGCTTTTTTGAGAAGAATTCATAAAGAAAAGAAGCAAGCAGCAATTAAACAACGAAGTATAGAACAAGCAGGTTATTTGTTTGACACATTTGATACAATAGATGGTCAACCAGCTGAACCGGGTATGAGTAATCAATACATTGATTTTTTACAAGAGAATATGAACCCTATCAATTATAAACCCCGCGGAAGTAAATCTAAGAAGTAAGTGTTATAAATAAGTCGGTGTATTACATGAGTAACACACTAACTTTTTATAATAGGATATAGATAATGAATGTTAAACAGTCTTGGGAGAGACACAATAAAGAAGTAATAATAAAATCTAGAATAACTTTAGAGTTAGTCTGGTATATTTTTATTATACTTTCTCCTTTTATTTTGATGCATTTACAGTTTGCAAGTTTATAGAGAATAAATATATATTATGAAAATAGCGTTACTGAACGACACGCATTGTGGTGTTAGAAATAACAACCAAATGTTCGCAGAGTACCAAGGAAGATTTTATTCACAAATCTTTTTTCCCTACATAGACAAACACAATATCAAGACAATAATACATCTTGGCGATTATTTTGATCGCAGGAGAGATGTAAACTTCTATTCGCTTCATAAAAACTATGAGCATTTTGTCAAGCCTATGATTGATAGAAACTTAACAATGGATTTAATTGTAGGAAATCATGATATCTATTTTAAATCAACAAACGAATTAAACAGTCCAGATTATTTACTTGATTTTGAGAATATCAATGTATATAAAGATCCAATAGTCAAAAATTATGATGGTTTAGATATTTGTTTAGTCCCATGGATTAATTCAGAGAATTATGATGATGTTGAAGAATTTTTAGGGATATGTAAAGCAGATATAGCTATGATACATGGTGAGATAAATGGGGCGATGCAACAACCTGGTCATTTTCAGGGTGGTGGAACTTCTCCTATTATGTTTAAGAGATTTGAACAAGTTTATTCAGGTCATTATCATCATAAATCAGAATTAGGTAATATCAGATTTTTAGGATCACAAATGGAATTTACATGGAATGATTTTGGAGATGCAAAACATTTTCATATATTAGATACGGAAACGCGAGAAATAGAGCCAGTACTTAATCCTTTAAAGATGTATCATAAAGTATTTTATGATGATACGAATGAAACTCTTATGAAGATTAAGAAGAAAGAATTTAGTGAATTATCTAATGCATTTGTTAAAGTAATAGTTACTAATAAAAATGAACCATATTGGTTTGATGTTTTTATTGAACAAATTATTAAATCTGGTCCAGCTGACTTAAAGGTTGTTGAAGATCATAGTAATTTAGATGTATTAGATGAAGATGATTTTGCAACAGAAGCAGAAGACACTTTAACAATTTTAACAAAACATATAGATAGTTTAAATATTGAAGGAGATAAAAAGAAACTTGATGTATTAATGAGATCATTATATACAGAGAGTTTAGATATTTTAATATGATAAAGATAATACAATTAGCAACAGGTGAACAATTAATAACTGAATATGATGAAGTGAGTCATGAAATGACAAATCCATTATTCATTCATGTTGTTCCAAAAGAGAAAGGTCCTGAAATTAGTTTGCACCCCTATGATGTGATTATAGATGGTAACATAATGATTAATCCTGATCAAATAATCTGGTCTGGAATTCCTGAACAAAAACTTCTTAATCAATATCAAGAAGTATTCAGTAAAATAATTACACCACCAACCAATAAAGTAACCCCAATAAAGTGAGAAAAAGACTAATGCATTCAAACAAAAACGGTATAGTTTATAATGGGTCTTATATGAATGAAGGACATGAAGTTACATTTATTATATTAACAGATAATAGAGCTAAAATAATTGAATGTTTCCGTTCAGGAGCTTCAGCATCTACAAACGAAAAGTACCAAAGTTTAGATCAAGCTATAGAATATCAGGATAAATTAATAAAACTCGGATATGATAAAGTTTCATAAGGTAAGATATAAAAATTTTCTATCTACCGGTGACTCTTTTACAGAAATAGACCTAAATAGAAAACCCACAACTCTTGTTATAGGAGCTAATGGTTCTGGTAAATCAACTGTGCTTGATGCATTGACATTTAGTTTGTTTGGAAAAGCTTTTAGAAAAGTCAATAAGATGGCTTTGATAAATTCTATTAATAAGAGAGGAGCTGTAGTAGAAGTTGAATTTTCTATTGGTAGAAAACAATATAAAGTCATGCGTGCTATCAAACCTAATAAGTTTGAAATATATCTTAATGGTAGTTTGATCCATCAAGATTCTAATGTAAGAGATTATCAAGCTCTTTTAGAACAACAAATACTTAAACTCAATTACAAGTCATTTACACAAGTTGTAGTGTTAGGTAGTTCTTCATTTACTCCATTTATGCAGTTGAATACGATTGAGAGAAGAGGTATTATTGAAGATATACTTGATATACAAATCTTTTCGGTAATGAATGAAGTTCTTAAACGAAGGTATACATCTTTACGACATGAATTGAATGAAATAAAAATGAATCTTAGAATTGGTGAAGGAAAGATCAAAAGTCAAGAAGAAACAATGAAACGATTAGAAGAAAATCGTGATGAACAGATAGTAAAGTTAAAATCTAATATTCAGAAATCTGATGAACAAGAATCAATTTATATGGGTAGTATTGATGTTTTTAGTAGAATGTTAGAAAAACAGAACAATCTTAAAGAAGATGAAGATGATGTTAGAAAAAAATTACAGTCTGTTTTACTGGAAGAAAAGAAATTTGAATCAGATAGAAGAAAGCTATTGAAGGAAGAAAAGTTTTATGAAGCTAATGATGAATGTCCTACTTGTAAACAAGATATAGAAGAAGGACACAAATCACATATCTGCGAAGAAATTGATAAAACTGTTGGAGAACTTAACAATAAGTTAGAAGAAAGAAGCCAATCTATTGTACAAATCAATACAAGATTAGAAGAAATCTGGGATATAAATCAAGAAATAACTAGAATACAATCAGATATTCAGAAAGAACAAAGTCATATTACTGCAGGTCAGAAGTATAGATCAAAGTTAGAAAAGGAATTAAAAGATTTAGAAACTCAAGAACATACAGAAAAGGATATTAATAAATTAGAGAAGTATAGAAAAGCATATAAACAATTAGAAGGTATGCAAGAGAAATTAGTTGATAATAGACATTATTACGATTTAGCAGAGATACTTTTGAGAGATAGTGGAATAAAAACAAAAATAATTAGACAATATTTACCAATCATGAAT